AGCCGCTTTTCCGCGCCCCGTCTCCGGACGACCCGCGCTACACCATCCTCACCTCCGGCCGCGCCGGTGGCAAGTCGACCGCCGTATCTACGTCCACGGTCAATGACTCCTACACCGACGACAAGGCCATCCTGTACGCCCGCTACACGATGGCCGCGGCGGAAATATCCGTCATCCCAGAGTATCGCGAGAAAATCACGATGCTTGGTAAGGAGCGCCACTTCTCCGTCACGAAGGACACGATCGTAAACCGCGTCTCCAAAGGCATCATGTATTTCCGTGGCATCCAGACGAGCTCCGGAAACCAGACGGCGAAGCTCAAGTCGATTCCAAACCTCCGCAAGTTCTTTCTTGACGAGGCCCAGGAGCTGGTGAATCCGGTTGACTTCGACACCATCGACCTGTCCATCCGCGACATCGACGCTGTTAACTCCGTCCAGATGGCGCTGAACCCAACCGACATCCACCATTGGATTTTCAAGCGATTCTTCAAGAAGCCGGGCGTTCCCTACGACTTCAACGGCGTGGTGGACAACGTGCGCTACATCCACACCGACTGGCGGGATATGAAGGCGTACCTCTCCCCCTCCTTCATCGAAATGGCCCTGCGGTGCGAGAGGGACAATCCCGAGAAATACCAGAACATCTACCTCGGCGATTGGGCCGTCAAGCGCTCCGGGCTTATTTACCCCAGGTGGAAGCCGGTCACCCTGGCGGACATTCCTCTGGGCCTGGACTGGTGGTACGGGAATGACTGGGGCTACTCGAACGACCCGGACGCCCTGGTGCGGATGGCCTTCGATGCGCTGACCCGGACGCTGTACATCGTCGAGGTCATGTACTCGACAGGGAAGCTGCCGAAGGACGTGGCCGCCGCTATACGGCAGGACTGCGAGGCCAGGGGGACCACCGCGGACCGGGCGCTGGTGTACTGCGACCCGGCCAGGCCGGACAGCATCCAGGAGCTCCGCATCCAGTACGGGATAAACGCCGTGCCCGGTATCAACCGGGACAAGGTGGGGCGCATCGGCTACCTCCAGGGCTTCAAGGTGTGCTACGTGGGCGAGCACATCCGGGAGGAGGCCGAGACCTACTCCTGGGAGCCGGATAAGGCGGACCCGGAGGTGTTCACGAACGTTCCCCAGGACGGGGGAGACCACGCGATGGACGGCGTATCGTACGGCTCAACGCACCTGCGCCGGATGGGAATACCGAATGACGACGGGGACCTCCCCGGACGATCATAATGTTTTTATGTTATACCCCTACAAAGACGGCGGAAAAGGACGCCGGGCGGGTGCAAGTCCCGTAGTATTTGGTGAATAGTTTTTCATTTTGTTTTCAGGTCATGACCGGGGCTGGCCCGACCGCCTTCCCCGGTCCCAATAACGGAAAGACCGAGAGCCGGGGCGGTCGTATTTCCCGGAGAATGGCCTATTTTGCGGCCGCTAAACGATTTTACTATGTTCGGATTGAAAACTATACGGGTAAAGGACATTGAGGCCCGTGAAGCGAAAATAAACGCCCTCCAGGAGGAGAACGGCAACCTCCATGCCGAGGTGAAGGGCTACTACGAAAACCAGAAGGCGAATAACGCCTATTTCAAGAGCATCGCGGACCTGCTTAAGGGGATGTCCCTGGGAGACTTCTCCGGCAAGGTGAAGCGGGATCAGCTGCAGGGCGTGTACGAGAGCAACGGCCCGGCCTTCGGCATCATTAACAAGATTGCCAACGCGGTCGGGGAAATGTTCACCTACCTGGAACTCCAGCAGTGGAAGGACGGTAAATGGAAGGACGTGGAGAAGCACTGGGTGCTGGACCTGATTCGCCACCCGAACGACCGTTACAACGCCCGGCGCTTCGGCGTCGGCTGGGCGGTGAACCGGCTCGTCTATGGGGATGCGACCGTGTATTCCCCGCAGGCTATCGGTAAGGACCGCGGGACGGGAACGGAAATGTATATCATCCCAGGCCACCGGGTCGGCATCGAGAAGGGAGGCTACCGGAAACCGCTGGAGGGGATCAAGGTGACAGGAGGAAGGGAGCCGGAGCTCATCGAGCCGAAAGACTTCTTCATGTCGTTCAACTACAATCTGGACGATACCAGCTTCTATGGGACAAGCCCGCTGGTTGTGGCGGCGGTTTACCTCTCCGTCATTGACAAGGGCATGGCCCGCCAGGACAAGGCCCTGGAGAACGGAGGCCCGTCCGCCCTCATCACCCCGAAACCGGACAATCTCGGTGTCCTGCCGCAGACGGCGGACACGCTGACGGAGGACTTGAATGGGAAGGACGTGAAGGGCCAGATCAAGGCCCTGCGGACGGCCATCGAACTTCACACGCTTGGCGTGTCGCCGGTGGACCTCGGCATCCTGTCCAGCCACAAGGAAGCGGTGAACGCCCTGTGCTTCATCTATGACATCCCCGTGGATCTGTACTACGGTCAGAGCAAGTACGAGAATGCGAAGGAGGCGAAGAAGTCCCTGTACGAGACGAACGCCATCCCCCTTGCGAACGAGTTTGCAGCCGACCTGCTGGCCCACTTCGGCCTGGACGGGGAGTTCCGGCTGACGGTGAACACGGACAAAATCGATGTGTTGAAGGAGGACCCCAGCGACGTGCTGGACAATCTTAACAAGATGCACGCGACGCTGAACGAGCTGCGCGAGGCATACGGGTACGAGGAGCGTCCGGAGCCATGGGCCAACCTCCCGATGATGCCGATGAACACGATGTTCGGGGGCGAGGGCGTGAACGACATCGAGGAGCCGGAGGAATAGCCATGCCGAAGTTTGTAAAGGCAAGACCACACGATCCGGAACTTGACGACATGCTCAAGTTCTGGTGCCCGGCGTGTCAGGAAGCGCACTGGGTTGCTGTCGGCACCAAGAGCGTCTGGCCGAAGAACCTGATCTGGCAGTTCAACGGAGATTGCGAGAAGCCGACCATCAACCCCAGCCTTCTCGTCCGGTATCCAAGGCCAGGCGGAGAAAAAAGGTGCCATTCCTTCATCCGGGGTGGTAAGATTCAGTATCTCGGCGATTGCACACACGGAATGGCTGGTAAGACCGTGGAGATCCCCGACTGGCCGGAAGATAAGGACGATTAATGCCAAACAAGAAGCGCATAACCCCGGCCGAGCGCCGTCACCGCGACTACCTGCGGCGGCGGACCATGCGTGTCGCTTCCGTGTACGAGACCCGCCTGGCGAAGGACCGCCGGAAGGAGCTGCGCCGGGTGCTCGCCCTGGCGAAGGATTACAACGACCCGATAGCGATTGTGCCACTCATTGAGGGGCAGATAGACGAGACCGCCTACCTCGGCAAGTGGTGGCAGGGGCTGGTCGTGGACGCCGGCCTCCCGATGGCGAAGGCGACCGCCCGCGACCTTCGGGCGATGAAGGCCGCCGGCGAGGAGGACATCTGGCTCGCAGGCCTGCGGAACTACGCCACGGCGAGGGCCGGGCAGGAGATCAGGGTCGTGTCCGGCACCTGGCGCGACACCCTTGTCCGGCTCGTCCGGCAGATACTCGCCGAGGACCTTGGCCGCGGCATCGAGAAGGTAACAAAGGAACTATACCAGCGCTACCTCGCAACCATCGAGAAGTGGCAGTGTCGGCGAATCGCCCAGACAGAGGCGATGATAGGGATGGCCCAGGCGGCGGACGATGCCGCGAAGACTTTGAGCATCCACTTCACGAAGCAGTGGAGTATTTCCGGGCTCGGGAACACACGCGCCAGCCACGAGCTCATGGACGGGGTAATCGTGGACGAGGACGAGCCCTTCGTCCTGCCTGGTGGGATGATGATGTACCCGCACGACACCTCCCTGGGAGCGGACGCTGGGGAGATCATCAACTGCGCTTGCGACTGCATCCGTCGCCCGAAGCTCTAACCCGAATAACGAAAAGACCGAGAGGGGGTTTCCAATGAACACCCCCTTATTTTGTTACTTTTGCGCGAGAACCAACACCCGCGCAAATGAAACGAATTGAATTTAAGGCAGGGCACGACGCCCTGGAGCAGAAATACGGCGACGCCCGGCTGGAGATCAAGGCCAGCGAGGGCGGGGAAGGCGTCGCGCTGCGCATCAAGGCTTACGGCCTCGCCTTCGGGAATATTGACTCCTGGGGCGACATCATCATGCCGGGAGCCTGCGACAAGTTCCTCGCCAGCGAGGAGGCCGACCGCATGGCCCTGTGCTGGCAACACGACCGCGCCACCGTTATCGGACGCATCACCGACAAAGGCGTGGACGACTACGGCATGTGGATAGAGGCGGACATCCTCCCAACCACGGCCGGGAACGATGCAGCCATCCTCATCAAGTCCGGAGCCGTCAAGGAGTTCTCCATCGGCTACCGGGCTACCAAGTACCACTACGAGAAGCGCGAAGGCTACGACTACGACATCCGCATCCTGGAGGAAATCGAGGTGCTGGAGGTCAGCCCCGTTACGATTGCGGCCAACCCGAAGGCCATCATCGTGAGCGCGAAATCAGACCCGAATCACAAACCCCTTAACATCAAATCAAAAACTATGACTCCCGAAGAGATCAATGCGATGCGAGAGAGCATCGAGAAGGAGGCCTCCGAGAAGGTGGCTTCCGAACTGAAGGCCAAGATTGAGGAAATCCAGGCCAAGCAGGAGAAGATCGACGCCCAGGAAAAGAGCATCGAGAATCTCGACAAGACCGTCAAGGACCAGCAGGAGACCATCAAGGCGCTGCAGGCCAAATTCCAGGAGCGCGTGAAGGCCACCCTTTTCGGAGCCTTCAAGGCCGCCGTGGAGGAACGGAAGGACGACATCCAGGCCCTCATCAAAGCCAATTCCGGCAGCTTGAAGCTGGAGTTCGACTTCGACGAGACGAAGGCCGCCGACATCACCGTTGCGGACGACATCACCCGCATCGCCTGGGGCACGACCCTGGACAGCACCATCGCCGGCCCTCGCGCTCCGCAGAATGCATTCTGGGAGACCCTGACGAAGGAGAACGTCAACGGCCTGTTCTTCAACTGGCTGGAGGGCACCTACACCGACGCTACCGCCTACGTGGACGAGCTGGCCGTCATGGCTGACAGCGAGGCAAAGGCGGAGGAAAAGACCCGCAAGATGGCGAAATTCGGCGCACACCTGCTGCTCTCCAGCGAAGTGACCGACTTCTTCACCGCCCTCTACGACTGGGCCCGGAACATGGGACAGCGCAAGCTGGACGAGTTCGCCGACACGGAAATCTTTGCCGGCACCGGCGCGGACACCAACGCCACCACCCAGAAGAAGGTGTACGGCCTCCAGAGCCAGGCCACGGCCTTCTCCGCCCTCGGCAAATACGCCTCCCCGACCATCGCGGACGTCCTCCTGGACGCCACCGCCCAGGCCAAGAAGGAAGGATACCGCGCGAATATCGCGTATGTCTCTTTCGCTGACGAGGCCGCCTTCCGCGGCATCAAGGACACCACGGGCCACTACCTGTACAACGAGGCCACCGGCATGCTCGGCGCCCTTCGCATCGTTCCTTCCCGCCAGCTGACCGCCGGCCAGATCCTTGTCGCCGACACCTCCGTTATCAAGGTCAAGCAGCGCCCGACCTACGAGCTGGAGATCGTCCGCAACGCCAAGCAGGACGGCTGGGATGTGTATCTCCGCAAGAGCATCCAGACCCAGGTCAAGACCCCGGACAAGAAGGGCCTCATCTGGATCGCCTCCCTGGCTACCGCCATCTCCGCCATCACCCCGTCTCAGTCCTAACCGATGCCCAGACTGGAGCTCATATCCTTTGAGGACGGCTTCTGCAGGCCCTTGCTGGAGCAGTTCAAGCAGTACGCAAGCGTCCCGGACGACAGCCGGGACGCCCTGCTTGAATCGCTCTTGAAAACGGCCGTCATAAAGGTCCAGGAATCCGCGGGGACGGCTCTCGCCGTGTGCACCTACCGGGTGACAGCGGTCCCTTCTGCTTCCGGCATCGTCCGGCTCTACGTTGGCGGCGGAGACATCGCCTCGGTGGAGACGGAGGACGGAGCGGCCGTGGGGTTCGACCCGCTCCCGGGAGGGAAGGTACAGGTGTACCGGAGAGGAGCGGCCGTCCGGGTGGAGTACACGACCATCCCCAGCGAAGGGGAAAGGGAGCGGCTCCTGCCGACGGTATTCCGCTACGCGACCGCCCTGTATGACGGGGAGGACTCCGGCGTGTTGAACCAAATCTTGATGGAGGTCCTGTAATCATGCTCCGTAACTCCAAAGGCGCACGGCGCTACAATGACCGCATAACGCTGACAAGGGCGGAGGCCGTCTCGGACGAGTTCGGCCACGCCCATTTCG